ACCTAGGGGGCCGTCACCTTGCGCTTACGATAGGCGCACCCCCCACCGGGGGTTGATCCAGTTGGTTCGGTGGTGAACCTTGTTGGACTTTGCGCCGTTGCACCGGTTGCAGGCGGCGATGAGGTTGGATGGGTCGGCGCTGCCGCCCATTGATGCTGGGATGATGTGGTCGACGGTGTCTGCCTCGGCCCCGCAGTAGGCGCAGGTGTGTGCGTCACGGTCGAGGATGGCTAGGCGTAATTGTTTCCAGTCTGCGGTCTTGAGGTCTGGTCTGTTCTTGGCTGGCATTAGATGATTGCCATCCTTTCGAATTGTCCTTTGGGTTTGGTGATGAACATGAGTGCGCCGCGTCGACCGACTGCGCCCTGTTTCTGTTTGAACCATGTTGATTCTGATTCGAGTGCTGGTGTGCAGATGATTAGCCGGTCGCGGCGACTGCTCACTTGGAACTCATGCTCGTGGCCGTGAATGAGGATATCCGCGGCGGCGCTGGGCTGGTTGTTGAACGTCTGTTTCTCCCACCATTCCATCGCTTTGCCGCGACCCCATTGGTGACCGTGGATCAGGACGAAGTTTGTGCCGTTCGCCTCGATGACAAGATGATCCTCGTCTTTGCCCGGCACGAACACCCGGACATGACCATATCGTTCGGGGTTGAGTGATAGTGCCTCGGCGACCGCGATCGTGCTCTCTGTAGCGTGACCGTCAGACGCATCAGTCGACTGGAAACGTTGGATGTCATCGTGATTGCCGTTGACCACGCCCACAATGACAGCCGGTGCCTCAATGAATGTGTCGATGGTTCGTAACAGCATTCGTCTGAACACTCGTAACTGTTCGGACACGGTGAGGTCACTTCGGTAAAAGTTGCGTCCGCCTTGTGATTGGTTGCCCTCAAGGTGGTCGCCAAGGCCTGCAATGAGAACCATGGGTTTACCTGCACGGATCCATTCTGTTCGTGCGGTGGCAAGGCTCTGCGTCCACGCACGGATGATGCCGTCTGTTCCATCTCCATCAGGTTTGCCTAACTGTGAGTCGCCTAGTGCGAACACGAACAGGTCATCGGTGACGGTTGTGTTGCGTTTGGTTGGTTTCTTTTTGGTGAGTTCGAGCAGTTCGTTGAGTCTGCTTTCGGGTCGGGTTGCTGTGGGTACGATGCGGAATGTGTATGCCCATGATCCGCGTGTGACTGCTGGTGTCTTTTTGCCGTCGAGGTCGTAGGGTTCGTCGCGTGTCCATGCGTTCGGGTTGTATTTGGCGGACACCATAACCGGGGTGTAGCCGTCGGGGATGATACCGCCGCGTTCGGTGATGAATGCGTGTAGTTGGTCGTCTGCGAGTTTGGTGTTGGTGACTGCTGTGATGATGGATTCGTCGCCTGTGGCGTTCCATTCTTGGGTGAATACCGCAACGCCCCGGCGGTCAGGAGTCGCCGGGGGTTGTGGGGTATTCAGCAGGTCATCCAGCATCGGGCTGTGTGGCCTTGAGTAGTTCGGTGATGGAGTTGATTTGTTCTGTGAGCGCCTCGATTTGTGTGGTGATTTCGTTGACCATTTCGGCGTTGCGTTTTTCAAACTCGTCAATCATTTTGATTGCTTCGTTGATGCTATCCATTGCGGTTCCTTTCGCATGATTGGCAGTCGCCGAGTCGGTGGCTGCGGATGGATGATTCGGATGATGGGCAACCGATGCCGGACAACGTGCGGTAGATGTGTCTGGTTGGTACTTCGGGGTTGTCGAATGCCCGGTGGATGGCGTTGCGATCATCCTCTGGTTGTGTTGCTAACCATGGCCCGAACTTGCAGGTGCGCGAGTTTTCGGGTGGGAATGTGTTGAGTGCCGTTTCGAGTGTCATGTGAATAGCACTAACGCTAGGACGATGACGGCGGCGACTGCGCCCCAGAACATTCCGCCGATGATGTAGCGCCGAGTCCACAGGTGGCGGCGGTACATTCGCATTCGGTATGAGGTGGCCATTAGAACGGTGCCGGGCCTGACGGTGCGGTTGCCCAGTCGGTGTTGGTGTCCGGTGCAAGGTCGGTCGCCTCACGCAACACCTTGACGGTCGGGTTGTTCACGTTCAGGTCAACCGAGTGTTTGGTTGTGCCGTCGTGTGCTTGGTACTCGTTGGACTTGGCGGACAGTTCGCCCACAGCTTCGACGAATGCGGAGAATGCTGGGATGGGTGTGATCCACACTTTCCATTTTTTGTCGAATGTGCGGCCGTCGTTGAGTTTGATTGTTTCGAGTAGGATGAATCCTTTGTCGCCGAGTGGTTTGTCGACGGTTCCTTCTACTTTGACGTGTGCCATGTTTTCGCTTTCTATCGTTGTTCGCCGTATCGGCGACCGTATTGGATTATTTGATTGTAGTTGTGGTCACCCAGATTGGTTGTTGCGTCTAACCATTCTGCGAGGTGTCCGAACCCGATGATGCGGCCTCGGATGTATCGGTCGAGCAGGTGTTCCCGGTCAATGTCGTTGATGACGTTGACTTTTTGTAATTCGAGCAACAGGTGTTTCATTGCCCCGATCACTTTAGGGGTTGGGTCGGTCAACATAGGGTTCCTTTCTCCATTGCTGATGTTGCCAAGTGTAGCAGGTTGTGCAACTGATTACGGTTTCGGTGTGTTCTGTGCATCGTGGCGCGCCGACGACCTCTGGTCGGTCGGTGTCGCCGTGATTGGTGGTTGTTGATTGTTCTAGTGAGACCGCAGCCGCTCGCCCGGAGGGCGCGGCGCGGTCGAACGTATCTGTTCTTATCTGTTCCTTATATGTTCGGGGGACATGGGTGTCCGCCCCCCCCGGACGTGGGTGTCCGCCCCTAGTGTCGTGGATGTCCGCCCTAGGGAGGACATGGGTGTCCGCCCCTACGTCCTCATTTGGGGTCGAATCGAGGTCAATAACGTACTTATTTGTGCCCCGAAGTCCAGCCTGTTTGACTGTGATCAGCACACCCTCGTTCTCGAGTTCGCGGATGATGCGACGGGTGTGCCGTGACGATAGTCCTGCTTGTTGTGCAACGGTGGTGAGTGCTGGCCATGACGCATTGCCTTTAGCCTCATTGACGTAGTCGGCGAGGATGATGAGGACGAGTTTTGCCATGCCGTCGACTCGGTCGGTGTGGACGACCTTTTTGACAAGTTTGAAACTCATTTGGTTTCCTTTTTGCGGAACACTTCGGCTGCTTGCATGTCGGTCATTCGGGCAAGTTTGATTGCCTCAATGATTCCTTTTTTGCGGTCTTCCATCTTGCCCTGAAATGCGAGGCTTTTTGCGCCGTCGATTTGTTTGTTGTAGTAGGCGAGCTGTGCGTACATGATTGCGATGATTCGTTCACGCTCGTGTTCTATACCTGAGAGAAAGTGTGGGTGTGATATCAGGTGCTGATTTCGTGGGTCAGTGATGTCGATCATTGTTGCTCCAATGAGAATCCCCCCGAACGTCTAGCCACGTCCGGGGGGAAGTTTAGGGTCGGGCTAGCGATTCTGTCACTCTAGTGGGTCAATGCCCGAAACGGACACCATGACACACAAATCCTCTTTCGCCTCATACTTCACAACACCCAACGAATACACCTGATGGTCACCGTCAGAGAATGCCCCGGCACGTTGCATCCCGTCAAGGATGGACTTTGCAAGATTGTCAACATCCTGTTTTGCGTGACGATCCGTGTAGACGTTGATGGTTACCCGGAGTCGACCGTTCAGGGATAGCATCCCATATTTGTTGTTCCATGACTCGGCAACGTGCTTTTCGTAATCGACGGTTGTTTTGGGTGTGTAGACCCCACCCATCTTGGTCATTCGCGGCCGTCCTTTGGGCACGGCACGACCGTCAATTTTGAATTGCAGTAACTTATCCACTTAGAGCCTTTTTGCGCGCTGAAAAGGCGCTGATGAGTTTGGTGGAGTCGCCCGAGTCGACCGCCTTTGACCACAGATTGTTTAGTTCGGTGACGGTTGTAGCCTTTTGCACGTCTTCGATGGTGATTTGCGCCTCGCTGGGTGCGCCTCGTTCAGCCTTGGCCATCTCTTGACGGGATGCCCGGTGCTTTGAGGTGGTGAAGTTGGCTGTGGCGAGCGCCCGACCAATGGCGGACGTTTCGGCGTTCTCGTATGCGCTGGTCTGGTTTGCCCCAGCACCGCCATCAATCTCAAACGCAAGGCCCGTGCCTCGAGGTCGCAGCTCGTCGAACACAAAATACACTTCGGCGTAGACGCGCCATTGTTTGCGGTCACGATCCGAATCGGTTGTCAGGTCTTTGGTGATGATTGCACCGTTGGGGTATTTTGCCCAGAATGCTTCGATGCGTTCTTGAACGGTTGCGTAATCTGCCAGGTTGAATCTAGCCACGTTGTGCCTCCATTTCTTTGTAGTTGTTGAAGTCGGTGATGAACCTGTTGGCAACCTCTTTGAGGTCGGCAATCATGTCCTCGTCGCGGTCGATGACAACGACTTTGGGTTCGAGCCATGCCGGGGTAAAGTCGCCCATTGGTGACTCCACGCGCAACAGCCACGCGAACACACACTTGGTCGCCCCGGTGACGTGCAACTGCCATTGAACCTGTCGACGGTACTGAATCGGAATTGCGCTGCCCTCCCAATCCTTACCCGTAGTCTTGACCTCGGCGATGATTGACCAGTCGGCGTTTAGGCCGTCCGGTGTTGCGAGATGCCAACGGTCTGCACCAACCCCACAGATAAGCCAGTCGTTGTGTTTGATGGCGTATTCCTGTGGCAGGTTGTCCACGATCCATTCCTCGTAATCACGCCCAAACCGCATATAGGCGTTATCCTCCACAACATGATCCTCTGGGTTTAGGGCGCGTTGAAGTTCGGCATCGAACCCTGCTGGCCCTGATGCCGCCTTTGCGACTGTGGTTGCGGACACACCGTACTGACGGGCTTTGTACCATTCGTCAGTTTGTGACCGTGCCACCATTCTTTCGATTTTGTTGTTCACGCAGAATCCTCTCTCCAGCAAGTAGTTGCTGTTGAGTGAATTTTGCCATAGAGGTGGGACGCGAAATGTGGGTGTCGTAGCGGAGGTTCAACCACAGGTTGAGTTTGAACGCTTTGCGGTCGCGGCGAGCCTGTGCCTCTTTTTCGCGGATGATTGCGGCGAGTTCTCCCCGGACGATGTTGGCGTTTGGGTGTCGTTCTGCCCAAACGTCAACAAGGCCGCAGGATTTACAATGATTGGAGGATGTCACCGAGTGACCATGCGCTGATGACGGCTACGAGTATGAGGATGTAGACGGG